CACCATATAGACTTTTAACTTATGATAATGCAAAAGATCCTGGTTACTTTATGTGTACCGCCGAGGGTTTAAATCCAACTCAAGGTGATGATGCTCCAGTAAGAACTTATAGAGTAAATGCAACTGGAACAGACTTTCACACAAATGCAAATTCTACTGGTGCAACAACCATGCCATGGGGTGGTAGTGATACACTAGTAACCACAAGACATTTGACTATAGATCCACAAGAAAATTATTTATATGGCGCGAGCTACAACGATGATGATGTTCATAGAGGATCATTTAATGGTGATTATACGAATCCAGTAATAGGAAGCTTTTCAGTATATTTTAGCGGTACTGATGCTACGCGTCTGCATTGGGGCGGCACACTTGGTCACGATGGTAATGCTATATTTATGCATCAGCAAAAGCAAACAGTGACTTCAGTTCAAATGACAGGAACCTCTGCTTATGGTGCGGCAAATAATTCGGCAAGGGATATTGGATTATCAGCTACCGTCAGCAACACTTACTATGGTACTGTTATAGCATATGATCCATATTCACAATGTTATTATTACGGGGCAGGTGGTTTGTATCCATCTCAAGTTAGAGTTATGGACCAAGCTGGAACACATATTAGCGCGTTTAATACTGGTGAAAGTGTTGATAATATTAACGCAATGTGTGTTATTCGTGATGGCTTATGGGTTCAATATAATAGTAATCAAACAAAAATATTTGTAAGAGGAAACACAGCTAATCCAAATTGGGATGCTAGTCGTGAAAGCGCAATTTGGACAGCTTTTAGATAAATGATTAAAAAACTAGGAAAATAATAAGATGAGTAGAAATCAATTATTAGCAACATTAGTTCAAGATTCGTCTGGTGATATTACACTCGATCGTCTTGATAAGCTTGTTGATAATACAATCGAACCAGAGATTTTAAATGCTGCTGTAGATGTTGATTCTGCTGGTCATCACCCTGACTGGAAATGGTCATGGAATCCTACTACTTTACCATACGCTAGAGAAAATATTACAATGCAGGCGCAGAATGACGTGCCAATTTATAAAAGCGGTACTTATTCTCTTATTAATTTTACTGCCTTTAGAATGCGGGATTCTGCAACTCAAACACATAAAATGTATTTAAAATGGATTGAAGAGCCTGGATTGAATAACTTAGTAGATTGGGTAACATATGATAGTGGAAATTTCACATTTGAAGGAGTAACCGGAGATTCATCAACTCGTGCACAACGATTACGATGGACTGTTCCAGCGTCTTATACTATTCCATCATTAAATACTTCTACTGTTAATTATAATGTAGGAGCAGTTTCAGGAGCGTATGTACACACTGGAGTTCAGATGGGTCAAAACACCGCGATTGGACCATTACGCAGAGGCAATACATACAATTTTGTTTTAGATGCAACTACAGCTGGTCATCCATTTTATTTATCAACAGATGATGGTACAGGTTATATATCTAATAACTATGTTGGTGAATATCTCCATGGTGTTACAAATTCAAGAGGTACTAATGGAACTGTAACCTTTGTAGTTCCAGATTCTGCGCCTAGCACAATGACTTATCAATGTGGTGTACATTCTGCGATGCGCGGTAATATTACTATTAAAGATTTAAAAACAGATAGTAATGGCTCAGGTCAAGATACAATATATTTTCAACATAGCCAAGAAGGCCACGCTACTCCTTCACCGGTAAAAGCTGTACCAACTATTGTTGGTCAAATGTGTTTAACGTATGACGCAGCTAAAACAAAGTATGTTCCTCAAGATTTGCGGGAGTATATGGAAAAAACAGCTTCATTCACTTCAAAAATTAGAGAAGAAATAAAAGCACAATCGGTAGATTCTTCTAAAACATTAGGTTTATTAAGAACAAAAAATATTCTTAATAGTTCTAATGTATTTACTGCTGCAGGACTTGATTCTGCAAAAGTTACTAATTTAGTACAAACATCAGTTATAGACTCAGATTATGTTGCTACTAAGTTAGGATTTACAGATGCTGCTTCATCATCTGTTCAAAAAGAACAAAATACAACTCTTGTTCAAGATGGAGCATTAAGTGTACTCACTGGTACTGCTCGATGGTATTCTCCTCGAAATGTACAAATTACAAAAATAAGATCACATGTTACTGTTGCACCGGCAGGAGCAAATTTAAATTTAGATCTGAAGAAAAACGGTGTAAGCATTCAAACTTTTAATATAACTGCAGGATCAACAACATCAGTTAATACTGGGTTAACACATAACATTAACGAAGGCGATTATTTAACAGTAGATATTACTCAAATTGGATCATCTACTGCAGGTAGTAATTTAAATGTCGTCATATCGTACAAATAGGAGAAAAAATTATGGCATGGGATTCAGATGCTAAACAATCTGCATTAACGACTTTTAATCTTGTAGATTCCGTCGGAGCTCCGATGTTAGCATCGGGTATCAATTGGGATTCTGCACACTGGTATCGCATCGAAGGTGTAACTGACGATGAATTACCATATTTAATTACAAATCACAAAATGGGCACAGAAGAAATTGGACGGCAATCTGGTGGAATAACAAATATATTGGTTTTAGGTGGCCATGATCATGATTCATCAAACAGCGATCTAGAGGAGCTACACTAATGGCATATTTAAAACTAGTTATGAACCATACACAATGGGGCGGCTCAACTAATATGTCTAATGCCGCGCATCGATGGTATGTTATGCACGAGATTCAAGAATTCTTGAATGGTAACCATACAGCAACAAGTGATATGAATTCAACATATATTAATACTGCTGCTTCAGTAATTATTAATGACACTGCTGATAGACCATCTGCAAACATTTATAGAAGCATTGCGGGTAATAATTCGAGTGCAGCATCTTATAATAATCAATATATTCAATTCAAAAAATATCATTATGGTAACCAAGAAACTGGTAGCACTGATACAAATTTTGGATCGTATAATTATATTTTTATTCGGTGGTATGATACATACGGTTTGATGTGTCGTACTATGGATAAAGCCCTTTCTCAATCATTTCCTTATAGTACGGGAAATACAGCTGGTACTTGGACTGGAGATACAGGCACATCTCAGTGGAGATTTCCTATGTATCCGGGACAATGTTATGCTATTCATGTTATTATGACTAATAAAATGTTTGGTATGTGGGTTGAACATTCTAATGTAACAACTGATAAATTTTACACTCATGTACTTACTGATCTTGAGTTTAATCCTGATCTTATGAGACATACGTGGTCCGGTAATAATTTTTATTGTCCGCAATATACAATTAACGCGGCAGATAATAGACTTAGAGTAGATGCAGATTCGTCGGCTTCGAATACTAGTACTACTAGTAATTCAAAGCGTTTAACTGTGGGTATGAAACATAGAGTAGGAGCAAACGGTATTGTTAATCCGAATCCTTCTCCAGGTTCTTATTATCATTGGGGTTATCCAAGCACGACAGCCGCATATTACTATTATCCTTCGTATTTTCCGGCTCCATGGTATGATATGCCAACACAAATACCTGTAGCAAATGGTGATACTGGATATTTGATGCAACCATTAACAGCATGGCCAAATACTGGCTATGTGAATAGAAACGGCAATCATTATGATTATCATGGTTATCCAAGAATGATGAATATTTGGAGAACAAATGATGAGGCATTTGGTTACGGTGAAAGAGTATCAAAAGATGGTAAATACTATAGAGCCTTCAGAATTCATCGCTGTGGTGGAGGATATGGAAATCATGATGGCTTATATAGAAATGCATGTTATTTAGTCCCAGAGGGAAGAGGCGACTAGTAATTGGCTGATGTTCTCTTAAGTAGGCCTTTAGATTCTGCAGGCCACGATATTATATTAAATACAGCACGCGAACTGTTAATGTGGGATAGTGTGTCTGGAGTAGATATAATTCTTGGTTTTCAGGATTCTGATAATTTATTAATAACATCGGTAGCTGCAGGAGGTGCAAGTCAATCATCTCTTGACTCAGCAAACGCTTTAATAGTTACTTTACGTGCTTCACTAGATTCTGCAGAAAATGCAAGTGGAGGTAGCACAAATGCCCAGAGGTGGATAGCATGAGTATAAATCGTTCAATAGCCAACTTAGTAGATGGCAGTGGAAATTTAGTTGATGTAGGCTTAAGCGTTTATCCAACTATTAATGATTTGCCTACGACCAGTCTGAATTCAGGCGATCAAGCATTTGTATCTTCTACAAGTAGAATGTATATTTCAAATGGTAGTGGGTGGTACAATGTAGCACTCATTAATGCTACTCCTACTTTAACTATTAGTCCTAGCGGAGCAATAGCCTTAGAAATTGATGGATCTACTCCTACTGTAATTACATTAACTGGTACAGATAGTGATAATGCAGATGCTAATTTAACATACACTGTAGAATCTGATGGTTCATTTGCTAATATTGCAACATTAAGTCAAGATTCTAGTGTGTTTACTATTACACCATTGGCGGAAGGTTCAGCGACACCAGGATCATCTACTCTTACGTTTAAGGTTTCGGATGGCATTTCATTTGGTTCTGGCACAACTGCACTTAGTCTAGCATTTACTACTGATTGGGCTACAGTCACACCCACTGAAACTCACATTGTGAATGCTGCTGTTGGGAATGGTGATAAATTTGGTTTGAATCATTTCGGTCTTAGTACTGATGGAACATATGCTATCTTTGGTTCATCGTCCGAGGATACAGATTATACGAATAGAGGAAAAGCTTATATTTATTATTATAGCGGCGGCAGTTGGGCTGAGCAAACAACATTAGAACCTCCAACCAGTGATAAAAAAGCAAGTCTTGAGTTTGGACTAACATGTGATATTAGCGGTGATGGAAGTATAGCAGTTGTTGGTGCATTAAATTACGGTACATATGCTGGCGCGGCATATGTTTTTACTAGATCTGGAACTACTTGGACATATAGGACAAGATTGACTGCTTCTGATGCTGCAGACTATGACATATTTGGTGGAGAAGATTATCAACATGCAATAACAATTAATAAAACTGGAACACATATTGTTTGCGGATCAATAAATGATGATGATGGTAATTCAAATCGTGGATCTGCTTATGTATATGTCACTGCAGATGGTGGCGTAACCTGGACGCAACAACAAAAAATAGCGCCATCATATCAGAGCGGAAGTAGCCAAGCTTTTGGAAATGCTACGGCATTTAATAATGACGCAACTTATATGGCTATTGCTTCGAAAAATATGAATAAAAGCGGTACCAGTACTAATACTGGTGTAGTGTTCATTTATACAAGATCTGGTTCAACTTGGTCACAACAAGCATTTATTTCACCATCTGATGGTGCGGCTTCTGATAATTTTGGATGGCATATATCAATGAATGGCGCTGGAGATAGAATATTTGTGTTTTCAAAGTACGATGATGACGGTGGTTCTAGCAGTGGATCAGTATATGTATTCACAAGATCTGGTTCAACTTGGACACAGGCAGCTAAGTTAACTAAAGCTACCCCAGTAGCTAGTGGTTATTGGGGTAACCATATTAACTGTAATGAAACAGGAGATACGTTTGTTGTTGTAGGTGAAGGTCAATATGTTAGTGCTGATGCAGGTAGAGTATACATATGGAAAGATAATGGCACAGACGGTACATCATGGTCATTAATTAAAACTTTAACTTCAGCGAATGATACTGGTGTGGTTTATGGTTTTGGTGATGCCAATGGCTACACAAGAATAAGCCGTGATGGTAAAGTGATTGTGAATACCGGTGGGGGTGCAGGCCCATCGCCAAATGGTGGTGGCGGTAGAGCATATATATTTAATACTTAATAAAGAATAAAAAACATATAAATAGTCTTAGATAATTTTAATCGGAGACTATTTTATGGCTGTACCTAATTCCAGAGATACATTAATCGATTATTGCAAACGAAAACTTGGTGATCCAGTTCTCGAAATTAATGTCGATGAAGACCAAATCGAAGATCGTATCGATGAAGCCTTGCAATATTGGCAAGAGTATCATTATGATGCGACTGTGCGAGGTTATGTAAAGCATTTAATTACTGCTACCGATAAAACAAATGAATATATTACTGTACCTAGTAATGTATTATTTGTTAATAAAATGTTTCCAATATCTTCAGCATTTGGTACTTCAACTAATTTCTTTGATATTAAGTATCAAATGATGTTAAATGATATTGCTGACTTGCAAAATTTTGCTGGAGATCTTGCGTATTATGAGCAAATGCAACAATATTTAGCTATGCTAGATTCAAAATTAAATGGTTTGCCACAAATTCAATGGCAAAGACATGGAAGTAAATTATTTATCTATGGTGACTTTGTTGATGATGATTTGCAGATTGGAGAATATTTAATTTTAGATGTTTATAGCGCTGTAGATACTGCAGCTAATACAACAGTTTGGAATGATTGGTGGTTAAAAGATTATGCCACTGCACTTATTAAGCAACAGTGGGGCATGAATTTATTAAAGTTTGAAGGAGTACAATTACCTGGAGGAGTCACTTTTAATGGAAGACAATTATATGATGATGCCAATGCAGAAATCGAGAGACTAAAAGAGCGTCTACACGAAGATTTCTCATTTGGTGCACCCTTGATGGTGGGATAAATGGCTCGTAACTTTTACTTCTCCGAAAAAGTAAGATCAGAAATGACCTTATATGAGAACCTCGTAATTGAGGCTCTTAAGATATATGGTCAAGATGTTTATTATATTCCTCGTGATATTGTAAATTATGATACTATTTTTGGCGCAGATGTAGAATCGTCTTATAATTCATCACACAAAATAGAAATGTATATAGAGAACGTAGCTGGATTTGAAGGCGAAGGTGATCTATTTACTCGTTTTGGTGTTGAAATTAGAGATGAGGCAACGTTTATTGTTTCACGAAATAGGTGGGAAAATCAAGTAAAAAGATATGATAATGACATGACCGCAGTAAGGCCAGAAGAAGGAGATTTAATTTATCTTCCGCTTACTAAGAAAATGTTTCAAGTTATGCATGTTGAGCATGAACAACCGTTTTATCAAATTGAAGATATTCCTGTATATAAATTACGTTGTCAGCTGTTTGAATATAATGGCGAAGATTTTGATACCGATAACGTGGAAATTGATGCAATTGAAAGAAGCGGATCTCATACGCACGTTCTTACACTACAAGCTCCTAAAAATGCAACAGCAACAGCGAGTATTACATAATGGGTATAGTTAATAGTCTTACACTTGTCGATTCAGGAACATATTATACGTCAAATCCGACGATAATAATTGATGCGCCATTTTACGATAGTGCTAATTTAGCAGCAATTGATAGTTCATTTGCAAAATTTGGTGTAGGATCTTTATTGCATGATTCTACAGGAACTTCAAAATCAATAATGGGATCGATCGATAGTGACTATGGGCAAGACTCAAATAGTTTTGTTATGCAATCATTCTGGATCTATTTAGATTCTGTGCAACCAAGAACTTTATTGTGGAATTCTGATTTTAGATTATATATCACAAATAATGATAGATTAGCAATTGCTTATAGAGTTGATTCAAGCCAGAAAGATTCAGCACAAACAGATAATATAGCTGCAACACGAATTAATTTACCGCTTCTAACAAAAAATAATTGGCATTTTGTTAAAGTAGAAACAAATCATAATGATTTAAGATTATCTCTTGATAACCAATCAGCAGCCGTAGTTGCAATGGGAGTATCAACAAATAATCAATTCTTTTATGATTCAGGAGACACTATTAATATTGGTTATGATTCTACAAATATATCACCAAATCCAAAATTAGATTATGGAGGAGGAACATTTGCATTAGATTCAAATCTAAATAAATCATTTACTGGCAGATTAGATAATTATCAATTTACTGTAAAATCTGGTAAGGTTGCATTTACTCCAACTACTGTACAAGATTCTGGAGATGATTTTTATGAAGGGGTAACACCAGTTATTAATCAACAATTTGATTATAAAAGAGCTACAGGAAGAGCTCTTATTGATTCTTCAAGTAATGAAGTAAATCAAATTATATTAGATAGTGGAGGATTTGGTTATACTACTATTCCTAACGTGACATTTGTTGGAGGAAATACAACAATTGATAGTAATTATAGGGTTGGAGATAATATTAGGCAAGTATTACCAACCACTACAATTCGAGGAGAAGTTACTGGATATAGATTAGATTCTAATGGAGATTCCAATAGATATTTGTTTTTGACTCATGTTGGTGCAGATAATGGAGCATTTAAAGAATTTATAATAAATGGAGATGTAATAAATACTACATTAAATAGTCCAAGTGGTTTATATACTACTGCCGTTTCGGAAGAAAATCGTATTTCAAATAATGAACAAAATATAGATTTTTCAACAATATCTGATGATTTCTTAGATTTTTCTGAAGATAACCCATTTGGTGACACGGAGAATAACTAATGTTTAGTACGAAGTGCAAAGAACATTTAAAAGATGTAAAAGAAAATGGATTTCAACATATGATAGGTGCATTAATAATTGCAGTTAAATTGCAAATTCTAGTGCCAATTTTAATTGTACATGCTATTGTGCCATGTCTTTTTACAAAGACTGCTAGCGATATGATGAAAGATATATTGGAGAACCGTTAATGTTTGGTACATATTTCTACCATAGTAAGACTAGAAAAGCAGTTGCTATATTTGGTAGATTGTTTAATAACCTGTACGTTCTTCGTAAGAATGCAGCTGGTGCTACAATTAGTACTGTTAAGTTGCCATTGGCTTATGCGCCAAAAGAAAAATATTTAGAAAGAGTACGAGAAAACCCAGACTTACAAGATGGAGGAGAAAAGGTAGCTATTAAGTTACCAAGAGCATCATTTGAAATTACTGGAATACAATATGACACAACTCGTCAATTAACTAAGTTAAGTAATTTTTCTCAGCCTGGCAGTGCTGTCACTAAACGCACAAAGATGTATTCTCCGGTGCCATATAATATTACATTCACATTGAACATATATGCTAAGGCTCATGATGACGCGTTGCAAATTGTAGAACAGATATTACCAACATTCAATCCGCAATATACTGTTACTATAAAGCCGTTTTCTTCAAAATATCCTGACTTTGTTGAAGACATACCAATTATTATACAAAGTGTTGATTTTACCGATGATTACGATGGATCATTGCAATC